GCCCGAATTTCCTAGACTTTCACCCCGCCCCACCCCTGCCGCGACGGTCATGGCGGCGACGGTTGTCGTGCAATCGGCACAATCCGCGCATGTTTGCCTCGTCCAGGGCCAGATCAGGGAAGTCCTTGAACGGCTTGATGTGGTCGACCACCACAGCCGGCTCGACGATGCCGTCTGCCTCACAGTCAACGCACAGCGGATTCATGATCAGGTAGTGCGAGCGGAAGCGCCGCCACGCCGACGTGCTGTAGAACTTGTCCGACTCGGAGCGCGTCCGGTTGTATCGCTTGTTGGCTGACTTGAGCTGCGCCTCGCGCCTGTCGTCTGCGAGCTGCTGATGCGTTGGGCAGTAGCTTCCATTCGCCACCAACCGACCACAGCCAGCATGGCAGCATGGCCGAGGGGCATGGTTGCTCACTGCGGCTGGACCGGCGGCACCTCACCCAGCCCAACCCGCTTGGCGAGATAGCGGCTATACAACGCGCCGGCCATGTCAGCACCGACCAGGCCTACGCCAATACCCAGCGCACCGGCCAGCATGTAGTCCTGCTTCAGCCAGTAGACGAACATCAGCGTGGCCATGCCGAACAGCGCGGACGAACCGAACCTCACCATTACACGCTTGACCAGCTCACCAGCCACGAGGCCTGCCTTGTCAGCCTGGCGCATCTCGCCGACCAACCCAGCCAGGCCGATCAACAGCAGCAGCCACAACGGAAGATCGCTCAGCGACTGTTGAACCTGCTGTTCTGTCGACATGCACGGCCTCCTCGGCACGAATAAAAAAGCCCGCATGGCGACGGGCAAAGGCGACGGCGACACCATCAGCCAGAAAAGACAAAGCCCCGCACGATGGCGGGGCTTTGAGGGGTGACCGGCGGGGGTTCCGGTCTGTGCCTGACACAGCAAGTAAGGCTCGTTTCGGTCATCGCCTTGGCGCTGCTCTGACCTGTTATGCGCTTTGTACCCCCCAACTGCGGAGGCGTAAACAGTGAGTTAAAGCCACAGCCGAATCAGGGCCGAATCAGAACGGAATCTGTGCGGAATCCGGCCGGAATCCCAGACCGCCATTTACGCGACGTAACGCCCGCCATGCACCCGCTGCATCCGTGCACGGCGCTCCAGCTCAGCCCTAACCAGCTCGTGCAGCTTCTGCACTCGCTCGTGATAGGTACGCTCAGAGCCGATCCGCACGCGCCGCATCTGCTGTGCCACGGTCGGGATCGGGTCCGGCAGATAGCGCACCATCGCCAGCTTCACCAACTGCGTCTCCAGGCAGAACGGCGGACGGCTGGTGTTGCCCGCCAACCGCCACGCCTTCGCCAGCTTACGGTCCTGCGCCAGGCCCAGCTGCTTGATGCTGCCGATCGCCGCATCAACTTCCTCGGCTGCCCGATCCTCAGCTCCAGCCAAGCCCATCGTGGCACGGCTGCCAGTAGGGATCATCCCGTACTGCATCGCCACCGCCAGCGGCGACGAACTTCCCGCGCCCGGCCCGCCAAGCCCACCACGGCACCGCTCGGCCCAATGCACCATCAACGCCTCGACTGCCTCAATCATGGCTCTTCTCCCCCGCCGCACCCAACCCAACACAAAAACCCCAACCCAACACAAACCCAACACAGCTAAAACCCATACAGATCAAGGCTTTCAAAGCATCTGTGTTGAGTGTGTTGGGTTTGTTGGGTTTTTCAGTCCTCGCATAGAGAATTTTTCCTTCATCGTCAGAAGGAACAAGCGAAACGGCAACGCATGCGCGCGCGCGATGCCAAACCCAACACACCCCACACAGCACCCGCCAAGCCGCGCCGTTCGAGGCCTGCGCCTGTGTTGGGTTCGCAAAACCAACCCGACACAACCCAACACAACCCAACACACTTTTGAGCGTACTCATGCTGCAGCCGCCTTCAGGTGGTCCCACCCGTCCACGTCCCAGCCCGCCTTGCGTGCCTTCCCGCGCCACTCCGCCACGTGCTGGCCAAGCGCAGCTGCGGTCAGAGATGGGGGCAGGGAAGAGTCCGGATCGCTGGGGAAGAAGAACGCCCCAAAGCTTCGATTGCTGCCATTCGTCCAGGGGATCGACCGCGTCTTCTCCACCTCAGCACTGATGAACAGGCTGAACTTCGTCTGGCTCATCGCGTGTTCCTTGTTGCGCTGGCACCACTCGAGGAACAACGCATACAGGTCCGTCGACAGGCACGCGCCCCACAGGTCCAACCCGAGCTCACCGGTTTGCCATTGATAAAGGAAGGTCTGCCACCCTGCCCGGCTCAACGCCACCAGGCGCTGCCGCGCATCCGTGTGCGGTGGCCGCGTGCGCTGGTCGAACTCGCCCAGGTCCAACGACAGCAGCCAGCCATACAGTGCCGCCACCCCGTTGCCTTTCAACTCCGCACCGATTGCCTTCTGCCGAGCCGGCGGCAACGTCTCCTGCGGCCACACCACCAGCATGCGGCGGTCGCTGTCACTGATCGGCCACGGCAGGATCTCGTTCGAGAGGAACACCGCGTTCATGTGGTTGGCTTCTTCCCAGCCGTTGATGAACTTCGATTCCATCCGCACCGTCTTGCCGGTGATCAGATGCTTGATCTTGCCCACCTGGTTGTATCGCTGGTCGCGGCTCACGACCTCCTCGAACACCGCCCACAGCTTGCGGCTCTGCCATGCGTTAAAGGACGACTCCAACTGCGTCTGCCCTACCGTCGCCGCATACGGCCCGAACAGCTGCCCGAACGCATCAGCAAACAGCAACGACTTGCCGGAGCCCTCGGTGATCGAATGGGCCAGCACTGCCGTATCCATCTTCGCGCCCGGGTGCTGCAGCGGGTACGCCAGCCACTTCTTCAGCCAGTCAAAGGCCTCTTCATCGTGGTTGCACAGGAATGAGATCAACCAACGCAGGTTCGCGCACGCCTCATCGTCCCGTACCGGCTCCAGCGGCAAACCCTCGAACGTATTGATGTACACCGCAGGGTCCAACCGCATCGCCGGGTCGAACACGATGTGGTCCACATCCACCGTCCGCCGCTCGGCTGAGTTCAGCCACAACGCATAGGCATCGCCCAGCGCCATCTTCACCGCACCTTCCGGAATGCGCCGCTTCTTCTCGCGGTCCCACACATCCTTGGTGCCGTCGATATACACATAGCGTTCAGTCGGCGGCATACCCAACGCGCCGGCCTTCTTGCCCGCCATCCGCCGCGCCTGCTCTATCTCCCGCACCGCATCGGCGCCTATCAGCTTCTTCGCAGTGTCATCTAGCCAGGCCTTCGCCAGCGGCTTGCTCACCAGCGCCTCGAAGGCCGTCTTCTTCATCGCGGTCTTCTTGTCCTGGTCCCACACCTGCGTGGTGCCTTCCACCAGAGCAAAGCGCCGCAACAGCTGTTCACTGGTCAGCCCCGCCCCCTGCCCCCCGTTGTCGGAGGAGCCGCCCGGCGCCGCGGCTTCGGCCTCGGATGGGGTCGGGGAAGGCTCACCAGCAGCCAGCGCAGCCGACAGCTGCTGCTGTACCGCCTCAAGCCCCCAGCTCACATGCAGATCATTCCAATCCATCAGGCAGCCTCCCCTGGCATCACCGGGAACAACGCAAAACCACCCACCTCAGCGGCAGCGGCCTCCGCCTTCATCCGGCCCGGATTGTTCTTCACCGCTGGGTCATCGTCGCCAAAGACCACCAGCTTCGCGTCCGGGCAGGCCGCCCGCAGCGCACGCGCCACCGCAACGAGGTTGCCCGAGTCGACCGCCATCGCTACCGGCCAGTCCAGCGCCATGTGCACGCTGGCCGCCGTCGCATAGCCTTCGGCCTCAGCCACGAACTCAGCACCGGCCAACTCGCCCAGCACATGGAAGCAACCACCCTTGCGCCCGTACTTCGGGAACAGCTTCGTGCCCTGCTCGTTGATTGCCTGCAGGCTCCACAACTTGCCCGCCGCATCGCGCAACGGCACTGCAAGGGTGCCGGCCTTGAACATCATGAAGCTGATCGAATCCGGCCTCGGCTTCGGCAGATTGTCGAAGAAGGTCCGCGTCTCACTGCCCACCCACACGTCACACCGCTGGCGAGCGTCATCGATGGCGAGCACCACCGTGTAATGAAAGAAGCCCACACCAAAAGCCCCTACCTGCTTGCGCTCAAGGTAGGGGCTCGTGCCGTCGGGCTTGCAGTGCTTCGTCCAAATCTGTTCGCAGGCCTGGGCAACCGCCTCGCGCATTACGCCTAGCCGCGCCTCATCGGCCTCAATCTCAGCCTGCCGCACCGCGCGGCGTTGTTCAGCCTCGGCACTCAGCCTGCGCTTCTCTTCTGCAGTGATCGGTTCACGGCGCGGCGACCAACCATTGTCCTTCGCCAGCTTGATGACCGTGCCCATGCCGGTGCCACGCTTGCGGCACGACTTCCACACGCTCTTCGCATCCGCCGAGTTGTAACCGTCTCCGGTTTGGCTCCACGCATTCCAGCTGTCGAACCCGGCTTCACCGAACTCCGCCTTCACACCCATCGCCACCGCCAACCAGGTGTCGCGGTCATCGGCGTGAATAAAGGTCAGCAGCTCGGCCAGATCGGACAGGGTGAGAGGGACTTGCTCAGCCATTGGTCTTCCCTCCCGTCAAAGCGCTAGGGAAGGCAGCCTCTACGCCACCGATTGCACTCTGGCCAGCGCTGCGTCCAGTGTCATGATCGTCGCGCCTTTGGTAGTCGCGGCAACCACCTCGCAATTCGTTAGCGCCAGATCGCCCGGTCGTAGCGGCACCTGTCCATTGAACTCTTCCACAACCCGCAAGCACCCGAACGCCTCCGCCAAAGCGTGTGCGTGCCTGGTCTTGCCCGCACCCTGCGGCGCAACGATGATGATCGGCTTGTTCATAAGGAACCTCACTGGAGTAAAAAGCATGTTGAAGGACGAACTGCGCCACACCCACTTCCCCTATTGCCTCGACCGCCAGGAAGACGGCAGCTACGTGATGCTTAACCGCAACTACAAACCAATAGGGTTCATGACAGGCGAATGGGTGAACTACGAAGAGCACCCGGTCAGCGTGAAGCTGCAAGGCATCACGCAAAAGCTCGCCGCCGAGCTGGACGCTCGTGGCCGCGAAAATATGGAGCGCATCCATCTGTACAACGACGGCTGCGTGCCCACTGATAATGCCGAGAGCATGCAGGCTTACCTGTCGCGCCTCAGCAAGCTGATGGCCCTGAGGATTGCGGGCTAGAACAGCAGAGGGGTGCGCATTAACCACGACGCACCCCCTTGCCACGCTGATCAGCAGCCTGCTGGCAGTCGAAGCACAACCGGCACCCCTTCACCGCGTCCTGCCGCGCCTTGGGAATGTCGTCACCGCACTCCTCGCACTCGGTCAGGCTCACGCCCTGGTACTGCACGCGGTTATCGATGCTGCGCTGCAACTGCTCGGCCATGGCCCGTTCGGCCAGCTCGATGATGTGTTCATCCATGAGCCACCTCCTCCAACGCTTGCTCCATTGCCTGCTCCGCACCGGCCACGATGCCGAGGATCTCGCCGATCATCTTGTTCGCGTGGTAACGCAGGGTTTCCACCTCGTGGTGCTCCCATACGTTGTCCGCCGCGCCCGCGTGCAGGCTGCCAACAAACTCACCTTCGGCTTTCAGCAGCTCGCCCAGGGCCTTAAGCGCGGAGCGTGTTGCTTCCACCGGCCTGGGCACGAACACCACCGCACCAGCCGGGCGCACCAACGCCGCCAGCAGGCGCGGGTCACGCGTCGCAGCCACAATCTCTTCGATCAGCTCAGGGTGAATGGGGCGGTGGTTCGTGGGGTTCAGGCGCTTGCTCAGCTCGTCCGGGTCAATCCCGATCGTCAGTGCAATGCAGTTCTGGCCGCCTACCGCATCGCGGGTGGCGCGGTACAGCGCCTGGCGCGTGTTCAACACCGGCCCGGCGGCCGGCAAAAGGTCTTTCCGACTCATGGTTTTAAAGCCCCGGTAACGCTGTAGCCATTCGTCGGGCATTTGCCTACTCTATGGCTACAGCAGTCGTCGCCCGCTTATGCATTGCTGTGTCTCAGCGGGCTGACTGTTGAGGTAGTCGGCTGGTAACCGATTACCGGACCGTCGAGGCTGGGGTTCTTCGCTTGGTAAGTGGGTCCCCAGTTCTCGACCTCTATTGCACCTGCCGCCGTGGCGTCAGGTTGTGTCTCTGGCCTTTCTGGCCCTGCCGGCACCGGTCTGGTGGTAAGCCTCCCGGTACCGGCAACCGCCGCCCCGCTCTGCGCGGTGGTAAGTGTGCGACGGGTGTAATTGGTTAGGTTCGACGTTCGGCTTCTCGACGCTCTGCAGAGCGGCGCTCGCCCGAGCGACGCTCGCTAGCACGCCTTTCAGGCTGATTCACGACAACGGCTTCAGCAGCCTCACCAGCTTTGCGCGGCGCGGCGGTAGCTTTTAAGCGATTGATGTCGAATGGGCTGCCCTGTTCTGCAGCAGCGAGCGCTAGCTGACTCACATAGCTCGTTTCCCCGGTGTACTCGGTACGAGGCAACGCATCAGCGGCGATCCACTTGTAGACGGCCCGAACGCTCACGCCGCAGGCCTTCGCTGCTGCTTTGGCGCCGCCAACTGATCGGACTGCCTCTTTAATCGTGCTCATTACGAGCCTCCTCGGCAAACTGTGAACCTGAAGTACATATTATGACGGAACTGAAAGTACATGCAAGGGCGTGCGAAATTGAACCTATGGTTCAACATGACGATTTCCGACAGGCCTTTTCGAAACGCCTCAAAGCAGCGCTTGCCGTCAAAGGCATAGACGCCTGGGGAGCAGGTGCGCGCCTGGCAAAAGTGGCAGGCGTTACACCGAAAGCGGCCAGTAAATGGCTCAATGCCGAGGCGATTCCGGGTCCAAGCAAAATGCTCGCGATCGCGACGGAACTCGGCGTGCGCCGCGAGTGGCTTCAGTTCGATGAAGGCGTGATGCTTTCCGAGGCCGGCCAGAACATAACGAATGTCGAGCCGGGCCCAGACATAACCAGCCCCTATCGCGCAGTAAAGATTGTCGGCACCGCCCAGATGGGCGCCGAAGGCTACTGGCATGCCCTGGACGAAGGCGAAGGCGTCGTGGATATCCCCTCGCGTGACCCAGGCGCCTACGCGCTGCGTTTAAAAGGGGATTCAATGGCCCCTGCAATTCGCAGCGGCTGGATTGCAGTCTGTGAACCAAACGGGCGACTGGTGCCAGGCGAGTACGTCATGATCAGGCTGCGCGACGGTGAGAGCATGCTCAAGCTGCTCGGTTACGCCAACGATGTCGAGGTCGGCGTGCTGTCAGTCAACCCCATCTACGACATGCGCACCATCGCCTTTGACGACATCGAACACATCCACTTTGTCGGCGCCATCGTGCCGCCGAGCAAGGTCAGGATCTAACGCAACACAACGCAAGGAAGCGAAACCATGGGCTATCTGGTACTCACCCGCCGGGAAGGCGAACAAGTTACGCTGCGCGTCCAGCCCGGCACCGACCCCGACGACCTCTTCGCCCAGCTGCTGCTGGACGGCATCACGCTGACCATCAAAGGCATCGAGGGCGGGCGCGCTCAGATAGCCATCGAAGCACCACTTGACCTTCAGATCCTGCGGAGCGAGCTGGAAGAGGCCTGAGTGTTTGCGACCGGCTAGCGAATTTAATTAAGCATATATTGACGATAATGAGGCGCACCGATCATGATTGGATCGCCTATAAAAATTATAGGTAAGCATGAAAGCAAAGCAGCCGTTGTGGACTAGAGATCAGGTTGAAGACCTCGTTCACGTTCTTGCTCAGACCTCCGCTCGCGTTATCTTCACTGGCCACTGCCTTGAAAGGCTCGCAGAGCGAGGCGTCACGACAGGGGAGGCTCTTCGGTGCCTTCAGCGTGGTCGGATTACTAGCGGCCCTGACTATGACGCGGGGCGGAAGACCTACAAGTTTTTGATGAGCGAGGCTCCGCCGCGAGATGTCGTTTGCATCGTTGCGGCAATAGAGCCCGACCCTGAGCCCGGCAAGCTCTTCGCTATTACGGTTTGGGATATCTAGATATGTACGAATACAAAGGCGCCGGCCTACCCGGCATCTTTCTGAAGAATGGCTATACGATCGAAGAAACCCCTTACGGTCAGGGTGTTTCGTTTGAGGATCTGGATGGGCTACATCGAGCAATTGCCGCTGACATCGTGCGCCAGAACACTCCGATGTCCGGCAACCAGTTCCGCTTTCTGCGTAAGGAGCAGGATCTGGTGCAGGAAGAGCTGGCAGGCGTTCTCAGGGTCGACGTGCAAACGGTCGCAAATTGGGAAAAGAAAGGCGACGCCGAAGTTCCAGGGCCCGCTGATGTGGCTATGCGGGCATTCTACTCGGCGTTCATCCATATCAAATTTGGTCCTATGACTTTTGAGTCGGCACCTACCGTAGGTCGGCATGCCGTGTTCGAGAGGCATGATAATTCCTGGACTGAAGCCGTAGCCGCCTGATTCAGGCCGCTCGCCTAGCAAGCAACTGTTTCGGCTGTAAGCATTCACCTACAAGCGGTGGCGGGTTTAAGCCGTATCCAGCCCATCCGGCTTACATCATAGTTTGCCCGCAATGGCGCAGGACGCGCACCGGGCTTGGATGGCTGATGGACCACTGCGTGGATCGCGGCGCTTGGAGCATCGATAAGGACACAGGCTGAATAAAAGCCCCGCTTCGGCGGGGCTTTCTGCATCCCCCTCCCGGCCGTCCTGGCCACCTACCCCAAAACCTTACACACCAAATCGCACCAGGCGCCGTTTCGTTGAACTTTCCGATCGCCCTCATTACTGTACGGATATCCAGCAGTAAGGAGAAAGCCATGAATCGGACTCAGGCCCAAAGCGTCACCCACCAGCGCCAGGCATCCAGCTATGGCCGCCTGGTACGCCGCATCAACCACCTCATCACCACACCCCGCGCCCAAGTCGAACGCCAGGCGAACCTAGCGCGTCATCCAGACGACCGAGCCGAGGACTGGGAGCGCCTGCTGGACGAAATCCAGCAAACGGACGGCGTCGCCATGACCCGCCGCCCCGACGGGACTGTACATGTCCGTTGGCGCGCCATGGAACACTGATAAGCGGATCAATATTGAACCAGGCGTACTAATTTATGAACCTTAGGTACTTGACTGAAGTGAACCACTAGTACATATTTCACACCGTACCCACTTACCAAGGTTACGGTCATGCAGACACAGCACAGCGCCACCCGCTGCCCGGTATACCTACACCCGGCAGCGGCAACCAACCCCAACACCGTCGCCAGCATCCAGCGCGCCACCGGCCAGCTGATTGTGCTCACAGGCGGCCGCCCGCAACTTAAGCAGCAACCCACCCTGCCCGCCTTTGAAGACTTCGGTCCGTTCGGAGGTGATGCAGCATGAATCTGCGCATCGAAATCTTCATCCTTCAGATCGTCACAACGACACTGCGCATCACCGCAGGCGGGCGGTACATCGCCCACTGCGATATCGACGGCAGTAACGCACAGATTGACGTGCGCATCCGCGAGGCGATGCCACACGAGCAGTACGCCGAAATGACGCGTGAACAGCGCATCGCCAGCTGGTTTTTCAAGCAAACCATCTACTTCGACGGACACGCGCACACCTATGCGCTCAATAACGAGCAGGTACGCGCCGTCTGTTCCGAACTCGAAGCGCTAGCCGAGCAATTGCTCCCGTACTGCCCACCAGCTAAGCCCCAGGTGACAGCATGAGCGCCTATTCCCTAACAGCCGGCAGCACTGCCGCCCTTCGGTTGATCGCCAGCATGGGCGGCACCGAAATCCTGCTGCTCATCCAGCCCGCGCGCGAGCTGCGCCCGGAGATCACCATCGAGCCGCTGGGCACCTTGGTCGGCGGGCCGCTCGAAGCAGTGGTCTACCTGGCCAACCAGCGCCACAGCATGACGCTGCAGCGCGGCGATAGCGCCAACGCGCAGCACCTGGCTGACTGGGTCGAGGCGATCGCCAACGGCACGCTGGATACAGCCGAGGTAGCACCGCAGCGCTCTGCCGTGTTGCTGCCCTGCTGCCGATGCGAAGGCGAGGCCATAGGCTACGACTATGCCTTGCGTTCCGGCGATGCGTTCCTGCACGGCGTGAAGTGCCGGTACAGCGCCTGCCAGTCGCTGGAAGGTGCCGATACGGCGGAAGCCGCGCGCAATGCCTGGAACGACCTCCAGCGCAACAAGCTGGACGAAGAGCCCAGCCCCACCGCCGACATGGTCAACCACCCACCGCACTACACCGGCCACCCGAGCGGCGTGGAGTGCATCGAGGTTGCCGAGTATCTGCCGTTCTGCCTGGGGAATGCCTTCAAGTACCTGTTCCGCCGCGATGCCAAAGGCAACCCAGTGGAGAACATCGAGAAGGCCATCTGGTACGTCAATCGCCACAACGAGACATACCCGAACAAGCCTGAGCTACCAACAGATGCACGCGAGGCGCTGGGCGAGATCGTTGTGCACGAACCGCACCCCTTCGGCGCCTGCATGCTGATCATCGCCGGCCCCGAGCAATGCGGCGCCTATGACACCTGCCTTGAAATGCTGAAGAGCGAAGCCGAGCGACTGCGCTGGATTGCTCAGCACGACGCGGCTGCAGCCTGAGACCACCGCCATGAACAGGAACCTCGACGCTACCGCCGCCGTGCTCGGCATTGGCCCGCGCATCCTCCGCCGCCGCCTACGTGAGCTGGGCATTCTCCAGCAGAACGGTGAACTGGCCTGTGCGCATCGCGACAAGGGCTACCTGTTCGTGGACACCCGCTCTCGTTGGAACAACAGCATCGGTGCTTACAGCCACTATCCGGTGGTGATGAGCACCGAAGCCGGCATCGCCTGGCTCGCCAAGCAGCTCGATAAAACCGTGACTCAGAAGGGAGCCGTCGCATGAACTCTAACCCCATTACTGATGCCATCGGCGCGCTCAAGCTGGTCCCGATCGTTCACTACCACCCGGACGTCGTCAGCGCTGACGCCATGCTGGGCGCAGCCAGAGAGGCAGTTGAGCGCCTGCAGGCTATCGACCCTGCAGCGCTTGAGCTGGCTGAGGTGTATCGCGTGGTCGCGGCAGAGCTGGCTCCCGGCCAAACGCTGTACGTCACGCCCACCACAGACGCCGTGCGGCCCTATGGCGCCGTCGTTACCGATGCGGCCGGCGTGCTGATCGTCACCGCCGCCGGCAAGACCATCGACGGGCTCGCCATGCTGGTCCGCATGCGCCTCCCGGCGGGGCGCGGGGAGGCAGTAGCGTGATTAAAGCCACCAGCACCTTTGAGCAATTGCTGCGGCGCTACGACAGGCCTTGCCTGCCGCTCGACGAGGTTCGCGCCGAATACCTGCCCCATATCAGCAGCGAGAAGAACCTGATCGACCTCATTCACCAGGGCCGCGTCCGGCTGCGCTACACGCGCACAGATGTAACCCAGAAGGCACTTCGCGTCGTTTACCTCCGCGACCTAGCCGCATGGCTGGACTCGCTCGACCCGAACAACCAGCAACAACCAACCGCCGCCCACCAAGCGGCATAACGCAGCAAAGGGAGACACAGCATGAAACCCACAGACGTAAATGACTTTCTCGGCTCACTCAACGCCGGCGTATTCGCCAGTCAGGTAGGTCGTGCCCTGTCCGATGTAGCCGCTGGCGTCGTCGACCACGGCAAGCCGGGCGAAGTCACGCTCAAGTTCAAGCTCAAGCAGATCGGCCAGAGCCACCAGGTGGCCGTCAGCCACACGCTCGACTTCGTGCAGCCGACCAAGCGCGGCAAAAAGCGTGAAGACACCAGCCTCGACACGCCCATGTACGTGACTGAGAGCGGCCTCACGCTGTTCCAGAACGACCCCACACCGCAGATGTTCAAGCCCGAGGACGCGCCGGTTAAAGCGCGCGAAGTCTGACTGCAGCAGCAAAACCCACTTACCAACAAGGAAGCAACACCATGCCATTGAGCAAAGAAGCCATTCAGCACATCGAATCCCAGGCCGTCATCGCCGCTGCCAAGCCCATCACCGTTGAAGGCGGCACCACCGTTGCCGTACTGCCCGAAAACATTCGTCTCCACACGATGGAAGTATTCCAGCCGCTGCGCGACCGCTTCCGTGGTGCCATGGTTACTCATTCGATTGAGGACTTCGCCAAGTACGTCAAGGCGCACGAAACCGATGACGCGGCGCCAGTAGACCCGTGCGGTTTCATCGATCAGGACGCCATGCGCGCCACCATCATCTTCAACCTGGGCGCACCCGGCGCCGCCGGCCATGGCGACGACACCGCCATGCTGACGCTCAAGCCCACCGCCGCGTACTCGGCACTGTTGGCAATTCGAGGCTCGACGCTCAGCCAGCAAGCCCTGGCCGAATGGCTGGAAGACTGGCTGCCCAACCTAGAAGCCAAGGCCGGCGAAACCGATCTGCCGATGCTGCAGGCCATCAACGCCGTACGGCGCATGGTCATCAAGGCCACCAGCCAGCGCGACAGCAACGTGGGCGACTTCTCCAGCAGCCGTTCGGCCATGGATGAGATCGAAGCCAAGAGCCAGGACACTCTGCCCTCAGCCTTCATCTTCACCACCGTGCCATTCGAAGGCCTGCAGCCCGCCAAGATCACTCTGCGCCTGTCGGTGATCACCGGGCGCGACGAGCCGCTGCTGAAACTGCGATGGGTCGGGGAAGAGGCCCAGCGCGAAGAGTTCGCCCGCGAGTTCAAGGCCGTGCTCGAGCAGCAGGTGGGCGGCTTCGTACCGCTCACCATCGGCACCTTCGCCCTCGGCAAGTAACCACCACCACCAGCACCTGCCCGCCGCAGCCCCTTACCACGGCCCAGCGGCGGGCATCAGGGGAGACACAGCATGTCATTCACCACCTACCAAATTCTGGCGTTCATCGGCGGCTTCGCCGGCATGGCCATCGTGTTCGGCATTGGCTACCTCGAAGGGCTGCGCCGCCGACGCAACGACATAGCGCGCATCCACGCCAATCATGGCGAACAGTACGACGCCTGGCGCCACCAGCTCGAACGCGTCAAACACGAACACACCCTCAGCCGCCTAAACGCCGCCCAGGCCATCGAAGCCATGACCGAGGAATCGGACCAGCGCATTGATGAGCTGGTCCGCCTGCGCGAACAGACCGCCAACGCCCTGGCCGCTGTGCGCACCTACTCAGCCGTCGCACTCACCGAAGACGACGCCGCGCACCTGACCGCCATCGCCGCCAAGCTCAGCCTCGCCGCACAGACCTTCGCCAACCTCAACGCCCACGACCAGGCCACCAGCTGTCGCAACCTCGCCACCGTCGCAAACGGCCTGTTCGAACGCTACTGGAACGCCCAGCCAGCCCTGACACAGGAGCGCGTGGCATGATCAACGCCATCCACTTCGTGCTCGATCTTGAAACCATGAGCACCGCCCCCAACGCGGCAATCGCCGCGATCGGCTGCGTCCGCGTGCAACAGGGCGAGATTGTTGACGAGTTCTATGAGCGCGTTGACCTTGAATCCTCCCTCGCCATGGGCGGCGAAATCGACACACCGACCCTGCAATGGTGGCTGGCACAACCCCAAGAGGCCCGTCAGGAAGTCAGTGGCGAGCTCCCCGCAATCCACATCACCACTGCCCTCGGCAAGCTCAGCGAGTTCATGCACCGCGGCGGTATCGCCGAAGATCAGCCGCTGGTGTGGGGCAACGGCAGCAGCTTCGACAACGTCATCCTCGGCAGTGCCTATCAGCGCTCCGGGTTCGCCATGCCGTGGAAGTTCTGGAACGACCGGGACCTGCGCACCCTGCTAGCCCTGTACCCACAAGCGAAAAAGGCAATCCCGTTCGAAGGCACAAAACACCACGCCTTGAACGACGCCCGCCACGAGGCCCGGCAACTGATCGCCGCGCTAGAACTGCATGCGGCCCGCACAGTAGCCAACAGAACGCCAATCCAAGCAGTGAACGTCGAGCGTGACCAACACGGCCACTGGACGCATGCCGCGTGGCCGGCGACTGATGACGAGACTATTCCTAAGGCATGGTTTATCGATCAAGGCCTGGAGTTGGCTGTCGTGGACTTCGAGGGCGACGCCCCTCAAGAGCTTGTCGACGCTTACTTTGACAGCGGCGAGCCGGACTGCTCCAAGTGGGAACCAAGCAAACCGGACGGCGAAGACTGGTTCATCTTCTCAATACACGACACGGAAGATGGCCCGGTCTGCGTTTGGGTACGGCCGACCATCGAGGCAGCCGGAGCACAGGAGCAGGCAATATGAGCTGGATCCTCACCTACACCGGCCAGCGCTTCGACCTGCTCGCACCGCGTGCGGAGCTGATCACCACCATCGACATCGCCCATGCCTTGGCGCACGTCTGCCGCTTTGGTGGTCACACCCGCCATCATTACTCGGTAGCGCAGCACAGCCTGCTAGTCGCCAGCATCGTCCCGCCCGGCCTGCAACTGACTGCTCTGGTGCACGATGCCACCGAAGCCTATGTCGGCGATCTGGTTCGTCCGCTCAAAGCACTGCTACCCGACTACAGCGAGATCGAGCATGGCATCTGGCTCGCCATCTGCGACCGCTTCAATCTCGACCCGAAGCTACCGACCAGCATCCACGAAGCGGACATGATCGCCCTCGCCACCGAGCGCCGCGACCTCATGCCCGAACACGGTGAAACCTGGCCCTGCCTTGCCGGCGTCACTCCGCTACCGGCCACGCTGCCCCGCTGGACCAGCGAGCAAGCCAGCATGCACTTCCACGCCAAGCTGCTCGAACTGATGCAAACCACCCACCGCCACGCACTGGGCACCTGGGAACGGATCGACGAAGCACACGCCGGCGCAGCTGCGCCGCAGTGCATGTGAGGGGGACGGTCATGAGCAAACAGATCAGCATCCCGCAACATGAAGTCGAGCGCGTCATCAACGTGCTGCGCTATGGCGCGCATCCACATCCATCCCCGCATGCTGACTACTTGGCAACGCTGCTGGCACAGCCGCAGGTGGAGCCGGTGCCGGCAGGCTACGTCGTGATGCCTTGCGCGCTATCGGCCGAGAACGGCGCAAAGGCAGCCCTGACCGGCGAGTTCAGGATTGGCCACGAAACTACGTGTTCTGGTTGTTACTACGACGACGAGCCCGACGAAGAATGCGAAGTGTGCGGCGGCGAAGTGACCTACACGGAGCACGTCACTGTGCCTTGGGACACGATCAAGGAAGTGTACGCAGCAGCAGTGAAACGCTGCGCCTCACCCATCGCGCAGAACACTCCGCAGGCATCTCTAGCGATTCCAGAAGAGTGCCCGCACATGATCGTTTTCGATGATGCGGATCGTCAGCCTCTGATGTTTGCAGGGGCAGGCTCCCGGCCCGCTGCTTTGAAAACCTTTAAGCAGATATCGCAAAGCTGGAACGCCCATCTGTTCGCCCGTATCGCGGGGAACAGCCGCGACGACAGGCATCCGAGCGCAACGGTGCATGCCCCGCAGCCGGCGCAGAGTGAATTGGCTATAAGATTGAATCGCGTGGTTGCGGAATTGAAAGGCGGTTTTTTTGTATGCCGGTCGTGCGGCGATCAGGAGGACACCGCCACGCTGGATTGCGTCCCGGAACTAGAGTCAATCGCCGCCGCTCTCGTCCGCGCCAACCTCAGCGCGCAGCAGCTCGGGGAAGATGCAGCATGACCAGCAAACCTATCAGCACCTCGCAGCTGACCGGCATCGCGCTGGCCTATGCTGTCGGCCATGCGATGCAGCGTCCAATGGAGATTCTGCCCAGCGAATACGGCAGCGGTCCTCGGCTATTCGTTATAGAGACGCACGGATTGCGCCCTTTTCGCCCGGACCGTGATCCGGGCGAAGCCTGGGCACTTTTCTGTCGGTACGGCCAACAAGCTCGCCTTGAGCTGCACTTCCACTACAACGGAGCGAGCTGCCTGCAAGCCGGTATCCGTACCGGCCACACTGCAGACCGCATGGTTACTGCCGGTCTGCGCGCCATGGTCACGCACTTGCACGGCCAGGCGATTGAGATCCCTATCCAGCTGCTCGATACAGAGCAGCAGGAAGGCGCGGCATGAGCTGCACCATCTTCTACACCACCGAAATGCCCAACGAGCAGGCCAAAGTCAGCGGCACCCCGCCGCGGAAGCCAATGCGCTGGGCTGTTGAGTACCTGGTGAAAACACCGGACGGCCGCACCCTGGTCGAGAGCACCAAAACCATACAGCGCGCCACGTTCGAAGAAATGCGCGCAATCATGGACCACACCATCGGCGCGATCGGAGACGAGGCTGGCAACATCGCCAGCTTCGTCAGCTGGCGAGCCACCTCCCGGGGCGGCAGCAGTAAGCGGAGAGCACGGCGATGAACCAGCCAGCAATCGACATCCTGATCAAGCTGCCAGAGGTGTGCCGCCAGGTGGGGCTGGGTAAGTCCGCGATCTACGAAATGATTGCCGCCGAGGCATTCCCAGCACCGATCAAGCTAGGCCGATATTCGCGCTGGTCGCAGTCGGAGATTCAGGGATGGGTAGAAATGCAAAAGGCCGCCAGAAAGGCGGCCTAGTATCACTTAGGCTGGCTCAGTATTCGCTCGAAGAGCCCCGCTATCTTAGCTGCGGCAGGCTCGGCGCTCTCGATGGCCATATTGTCCATATACCCTACGACAGCGCTGCCGTAATACGAGCGCTTAGGGCCCGCTGCGGATTTATAGATATCCTGTAAAGCAGACGATATCTCGTCCTCTCGATCGAAGACCGCGTTGTCTAGGTCACTAGGCAGGGTAATGTAATCCCACTCAACCTTGGCGAGCTTGGACCGATTCAGAACCTGAATGTATGGAATCTTGCGCTGCACGCACGCGTGGTACCACCGACGCTGGCCATCCTTGTCCGCGTTGCTGAACACCCTATAACGATCCATCGTCGGCCCTCTCGATGAGCCACATCGGTTTTCGCCAGAAGCCAAGACAATGGTGGCTCAAGCAGATAAAAAGGCACGAAAAGCAAAAGGCCGCCAAGAAAAGGCGACCTGATGACTGATGGAGGGAAACGCTTGCTGAACAAGCTGCTCTAGCGGTCTAAGCGGCCACGCGCGTGGAGAGCTGCTGAATACGGTCCAGCACAACGAAACGGATGATTGCCTTCACCTCGTCATTACACTTTTCAAAGATGAGCTTTGACATAACTTGGCCGCCATGTCGAAGAACCAAAGCTCCGATCAGCTCATCAACGAACGACTGCGTAGCGTCGCGGTTGCCGAAGTCGATCACAACACTTTCAACGCTCGGCAGAAGCTGCTCGATCTGATCGCGGTAGGGCACCGCTGTTGCTCTGATTCCGTAGGTTCTCACCGAGTCATCTTGCTTCAGGCATACCTGGGCTTGCATGTGGTTTCTCCTACCGATCCCTGTAAACATTGACCGCAGAAAACTCGAAAATGCTCGCTGCGGTTAACGTTCTAACGGTTATGAATGTACATTCTGCAGCTTCTATTATCTATAGCACTTGCTAACGAAACTGAAAAATTCCGAGATCTTGTTCCGCAGAAATCGCAGGATCTGCAGGAAGCAATTCACCAATCGAGACACTCGGCAGCTGGGACCGCTTGCATAGGAAGCTGATCGACACGCCTTCCCAGCCTATGTTTTCCATGACCCGACTTTGCTTAGTACCGGTGTGGTGCATGGCATCACCACTCGCGACCAAGATGCTGCCACCGGCTACCTCTGCAATCCTTGCAGTAGTAGTCAGACCCACCCCTTGGTTCTCGGTTCCACCAAACTGCGCCATAGGTCCCCGATTACAGCTCACCCGAGGGCGCAGCGCCGCTTCTATAGCCCCCTGATGTGTTTTCTCGACCACTTCAGGATGCGCACGCAGTGTGGCTAAAAAACCGCAGCCATTGTCAACGATCGCCATCCGCACTAGCTCTTTGCGTGGATAGTACTGGCACGTGACCCAGACCGAAGCTTCTCCCCTGCCCTCACGACGCGCATGTGTCAGTGAGTTCTGCAGTAACTCTTTAAGCGAATACTCTATCGGCCTGCGGTACGCATCGAACTCGTTTCGGCCTGTGGCCTCATCTACAGGCGCATTGCGATCTGACTTGGTGAGGCTTCCCGTCAGCGCCTCGGCCAACCGCGATGCTGTTGTTTCAGCCTCCATCAAGCTAGTTACTTTGGTGATTTCGACCAATGAACCGCTACGATCTTGCCTATTCCCGATTCGACTGAGATCTACGCCGCCGATCTCCAGATCCTTGAAGAAATCCATACGAGCTAGATAGCCGGTAAGGTCAGTGGAAAGAAACTGAATCTCGATGTCTTTAGTTGCCGCCTGCTCTTCTAGCAAAGCACGCAACGTAGCCATGCCTAACGGATCGATGAAGTGAAGCCTGCTAGCATCTAGCACAATCGATTCTTCAGCGATGCGCATTTGGTGACAAACCTTGAAAAGTTCGTCGGCATCCTCTGCTCCTAGGCCCCATGGGAGGCTTATCGAGCGATCCAAGCTTATGCCCCGCATTACTACGCTCCATCAGCTGGGGCTCCGTGTTTGTTCGCAGAGCTAGCGCTTAAAATATGAAATCCCGATTATACATCGCCTGCTGCTGCTGTTATCCAATTGGCCCACCACTGCATCATCTCTTTGCGCTCAGATAGATACTGAGCATGATTGTAAGCAGCCCTTGTGCTGCTTTTCTCTGCATGGGCCAACTGCAACTCAACCACCTCACTGCGCCACCGCCCCGACTCATAGAGATGGGTTGAAGCCGTAGCGCGGAAGTCATGGCAATGCCAGCCATCCATGCCGAGGTACTCCAGCGCCCGGTTCAGGGTGGTCGGACTGATCGGCTTGTCTGGATGACGCAGACCAGGAAACAACAACTCGCCTGCCGTAATCCGCCGCAACTCCCGCAGTAGGTCCACCGCCTGGCGAGGCAACGGCACCAGGTGCTTGCGGCGCATCTTCATCCGCTCAGCAGGAATCTCCCAGACCGCACCGTCCAGATCGAACTCTGACCACCTAGCGCATCGCAGCTCCACCGTGCGGGTAAACAGCATCGGTAGCAGGTAAAGCGCAATCACTGTGACTCGATGCCCTTTATAGTCGGCCAGTGCGCGATAAAACTTAGCGAGATCGGCTTCGGCCATCGGCTTGGAGTGATTGATCGGCTTCCGTTGAATCGCGCCCTTTAATGCCGCGGCCGGGTCGGCATCTGCCCGCAGCGTGGCAACGCCGAATCGGAACACGGCGGATATCCACTGCCGCACGAGCAAGGCATACGAGCTAGCACCCCGCTTGCTCATCCTGGTCAGGATATCCAGCACATGCGCCGCAGTGACCTCACGCATCGGCAAGCGCCCGATGCGTGGGTAGACGTCAGCTTCAAATACCCGCCGCACTTGGCGCCGATAGGCCTCGGTACGAGCCGCCAGTCGTTCATCGATCCACTCTTCGGCTACCACCTTGAAGGTGTTGCGGTTCTCGGCCAGCTGCTGCGCCTTCTCCGTCTGGCGCACATGCGAAGGGTGGCGCCCAGCCTTGACGTGCTCACGCGCCACGTCCCGCTCCGCCCTGGCATCTGCCAATGTGACCTGCGGGTATGCACCCAGCGCGAATACGTTTTCCTTTCCGGCAATGCGATAGCGGTACCGCCACAGCTTCGAGCCGTTCGGGCGAACCTCGAGATAGAGCCCACCACCATCGGTGAGCTTGAGCGCAGCAGCACCTGGCTTGGCCTGCCTGATCTTTACGTCGGTGAGGGGCATGGTGCGGGTATGCGGGTATCAGTCGATTTGATACCCGCAACGATACCCGCTTTTTTCAAGGATGTCGCCGGAGGACGGCGGACGCTGACGGCTGTTAAGGCTAGCAAATCCGGGCTACTCAGCAGAAAAACCGGACAGCAACGGACATCGGCGGAAGTTAATGCCGGTTATCCAGCATTAGCAGCATTTGCGTCACCCTAGGGCTTGAGGCTGATCCACCACCTGCCATGACGGTCCGAACCGGCGCGATAGCGACTCGGCAGAACGATCGGCAATACAGGTGTGAACGGGGTATTCCGGCACGGGGCCAGCAACGAGGATCAGGCGCGCCAACGCCAGCGGGCATGGGCCTTGAACAGACGCATCAGGAGGGTGCTGCTGAATTTCACGGAAAAGGTCTCGCAGAGCTGACAGCGCAAAGTAGCCCATGCCAGGCCACGATTTCAACCGGACTATACCAGAGCATCGCTTGCCCGCTACAGCCAAGCCGGGCGCCCTATACCGGCAGCGAAGCGATAGCGGCGGGTAGTGCGGATGCCGGAACCGGCCGAGCGTAAAAAAAACCCTGCGCTTGCCGGCAGCCAAGTCGAAGCAGCTCCGCAGCAGTGGCCTCGTCCTCGACCCCCTCTGCCAGCGTGTTCAGCCCGAGCGACCCGGCCATGTGGATGATAGCGGCGACGATGGCATGGCCGTCTTCGTTGGGTAGATCGCTGACAAAGGAGCGATCAATCTTCAAGGTGTCCACCGACAACCGCCGAAGATACGCCAGACATGAATACCCGGTGCCGAAATCATCGATAGACAGCGTAACTCCCAGAGCCTTCAGACCTGCCAGCGCAATCATCACCTGCTCAGTGTTGTCGACGAGGCTGGACTCGGTCAGCTCAAGCTCCAGCGCCGAAGCCGGCAGACCGGTCTGCGCCAAGGCAGCGGCTACAGTCTGTTCCAGCGAGCCCTGGTGCAGTTGTATCGCCGCGACGTTCACAGCGACACGCGGGATGTCCAGCTTTTCAGCCTGCCACCGTGCTGCCTGTCGGCACGCCTCAAGAATGATCCACTCGCCGATATCGACGATCAGACCACTCTGTTCCGCTGCAGGAATGAACTGCCCGGGGGCGACCAACCCCCACTGCGGATGCTGCCAGCGCAACAAGGCTTCAGCGCCCACTACCCTGCCACTGGCGAGGTCCAGCTGCAGCTGGTACTCCAGAAAAAACTCCTCTCGCTCGATAGCAAGCCGCAGGCCGTTGATCAGGTACAGCCGCCCACGCATCTCAGTATCCAGGGCAGCGTTGTAGTAGCACCAGGTCCGACGCCCAGCTTCCTTGGCTTTGTACATAGCCATTTCTGCGTTGCGCAGGAGGCAGGAAAAGTCCATGCCATCGTTCGGGCCGACCGCGACGCCAATGGAAATCGACACCACGATCTGCTGACGCTCAACCATGAAGGGTTCGGCCAATTCGTCGAGGACAAGCTGGATCACAGTCGACGCACCCTCGGCATTCTTCAGGTCCGCCAATAACACGACGAACTCGTCGCCGCTGGCACGTGCGAGCATGGCGCTGTCTGGCAATGCCTGCTGCAGCCTTACTGCGGTTGTGCATAGCAGCTGGTCACCGAAGCTGCGCCCGAACGAGTCATTGACCATCTTGAAATGATCAAGATCGACATACAGCACCGCAACTGCTCCCTTGAGTTTCAGGGCGCTGGCCATCGCCTGACGGGTCCGGTCCTCCAGCTGGGACAAGTTGGGCAACCCCGTCAGGCTGTCGAAGTGGGCCATATAGTCAATGCGCTGTTGCGCAGCGATCCGCTCGCTCATTTCGATCGCCAACCGCTCATACGGCGCCCGCACACTCGAAACGAACACCACCTGATAGATGAAGCCGTAGGAGACGATCTTGTACAGATGCCCGAGCAAGCTGTAGAAGCTGTTTACGCTGGAGTAGGCGGTAAAGCACAGTTCGGCGAGTATCGAGACCAGTGTCGCGGCCAGCATTCCATCAAAATAGCCACCGTCTTCAACCTCGCGAGCCCGCCAGAACACCCATGCCGCCAGCGCGAAGAGGCTGATGATCAACCATTCCATCTGGACCTTGAAGCGGGTCAGCCCCTCCCCTTCGACAAAGGTTCGCGGCCACAGCTGCGGCTGAAACAGCTGCAGATAAACAACCAGGGCGACCAGGCCCAGCGACGATGCCAACAGCAGGTGCCGCGGCAGTGGAATGCTTCGATGGCACAGGCGGCACGCCACGGCGAGCAGGGTGAAGGCGAGCAAGACGCGGGAAACCAGCCAGAAGGCGATCGCCTTTTCCGCCGAAGCGGGTGTCACCCAAACGGGCATACCCCGGTAGGACAGCATATGCGCCAGATCCAACAGCGCGATGGCCAGAAACGCACAGGCGAGCAGCGGATTCGATCGATGCACTGGCTGCTGGCTGTGCCAGGCCACCGCGAACACCAACGCGGCAACAACGATCGAGAAGGTTTCGACAGCGATGTGCAGCGGTAACGGAAACCACACCGGGCTGCCGTTGAGATCCGCCAGACTCGATAACAGCCAGACCAACATCAGCAGCGCAGCGAGGGCAATCACCAGCGATGACGCCAACGGCCAGGACTGACGAACGGAGGATGAGCGGGGACTCGGCAGTTGCGACATGGCTGGCTCGAATTGGCTGGAGTTGGATCGCCGAGCGATCCTGCTCGGCTTCCACGACTATATGGCTAGCCAATAGCCATTACCATATAACTAATAAGGACTTTAGTCGCAGTCGCCGAATGAACCCCTGAGCCGCGCCGAAGTCAGTCGCTCCCGTGCTCCGCCAAGGCCACCGCGCGGAACATCGCGCGGCGTTTGTTCAGTGTTTCTTCCCATTCCAGCGCCGGTTGCGAGTCGGCGACGATGCCGGCACCGGCCTGCACGTGCAGTTCGCCGTCCTTGATCACTGCGGTACGGATAGCAATAGCGGTATCCATGTTGCCGTTCCAGGCCAGATAGCCGACTGCACCGCCATACACGCCGCGTTTTACCGGTTCGAGTTCGTCAATGATCTCCATGGCGCGGACCTTCGGAGCACCAGACAGGGTGCCGGCCGGCAGGATCGCGCGCAGCGCATCCATGGCCGTCAGTGGCGCCTTGAGCTGGCCGGTGACGTTGGAGACAATATGCATCACGTTGGAGTAGCGCTCGATGACCATCTTTTCGGTAAGCCGCACCGAACCATTCTCGGCCACGCGGCCGACGTCGTTGCGGCCCAGGTCGATCAGCATCAAGTGTTCGGCCAGTTCCTTGGCGTCGCTGAGCAGATCCTGCTCCAGAGCCAGATCAGCTTCCTCGTTGACGCCGCGCGGGCGGGTGCCAGCGATAGGTCGGACCGTCACCAGTCCTTCCTCCACCCGCACCAGCACTTCCGGCGACGAGCCCACCACGTGGAAATCGCCGAAATTGAAGAAGTACATATAAGGCGTCGGGTTGAAGCAGCGCAGCGCGCGGTACAGATCGATCGGCGCGGCCTTGAAGGGAATCGACATGCGCTGGGAGATCACCACCTGCATGCAGTCGCCGGCGAGGATGTAGTCCTTGATGCGGTTAACCGCCTGCTCGTAGTCCTCGCGGCTGAAGCTGGAGCGGAAGGTCGGCTCGGTGCCGCCGCCATTCTCGAAGTCCAGGCCCAGGCGCGGCGTGATCGACTGGCGCAGTTTTTCGCGCAGCGCCTGAAGTTGCGCCTGCCCCGCCTCGTAGGCGTCTGGCTGCGCCGGATCGACCAGCACGATGCAGTGCAGTTTGCCGGCAAGGTTGTCGAACACCACCACGGCGTCAGAGACCATCAACAGAATATCCGGCGTGCCCAACGGATCGGGATTGGGACAGGTCGCCAGCTTGCGTTCGACATAGCGCACGCTGTCGTAACCGAAGTATCCGACCAGCCCGCCATTGAAACGCGGCAAGCCTTCGACCGGCGCCACACGATAGCGCTGCTGAAAGGCTTCGACGAAGGCCAACGGATCCTCGACTTCGGACTGTTCGGTCTCGATGCCATCGGTGGTCACGCTAACGTTGTGATCATGCACCCTGAGTACGGTGCGGCACGGCAGGCCGATAATCGAATAGCGCCCCCACTTCTCGCCGCCCTGTACGGACTCGAGCAGGTAGGAGTTAGGCGCGTCGGCCAGCTTGAGATAGAGCGTCAGCGGCGTGTCGAAGTCAGCAAGGGTTTCGAACGACAGAGGGATGCGGTTGTGGCCTTCGGCGGCCAAACGCAGGAATTCTTCGCGGGTCATGTCAGCCTCGTGGTCGGAGGGGAACTACATAAGGT